AATTTGTTTTCAAATACCACTGTCTCGGCAAATTCCCCAGCCTCGGCAAATTCCCCAGCCTCGTGGTCTACGGTAGTTGTATAGATGTGCCCGTTATAATAGCCCCTATACTTTAAAACCTCTCCGTTATGTACTATCTCGTCGCCGATACCGTACGCGTATTCTTGGCTGCTTATCATAACATAAATTGAATTGCTTTATTTTCTAACTTACAAATGCTTATGAACTCGGGGTACGTCCCGTCTGCACGTTTTGCCGACATATTGCGATAGGAAAACGTGTCCCCTTTCATACCGAAGTAGCGGAATAGCCGCCCGTCACACGTTATTATATAATCGTGCTTCTCGTAGTTCTTACCCTCGTACCCTATCTTTAGCGAGCTTCTGTGATTGCCAAAAAGGCTGGTATATTTTAGCTTCAACGTTCGGGGCGGTAGGTGCGTTTCGGGGGCAAAATACCAATGCTCTCGCGTCGTAAGGGTTGCGTACAAGTGGCATCCCTCTGCGTCGACACCCAAATACATATAGGGGGTGTTACCAGCCATGAACACCGAGTAACCGACATACTTACCGTTCCACTTCTCGCCCTCAATATAGAACATTGCTGGCTTCATTGTCTCGTCCAAGCAGAACACCGTTGTATCATCGCTTTCCTCGTCCTCTACGGGCTTTTCTGCTTCGACTGGTGTAACTACCTTGGTTTCCTTTAAAACTTCCTTGGAGAGCTGCGCAATGCGATATTTGCAAATGTGGATAATCTTTTCGTAGTCAAGCGTCCGTTCCTCGCCTTCCTTGCTGCGTAGCACGCGTTTCACTATATCCGCGTCCCAGGGGTTGAGGTTATACTCTTTCCAAATGTCCCACGGCTGTATAACATGTTTTGAATAATCGGACTTTCCCACGTTGTAACTCTGTACGTTTTCACTTGTTGGCATAGCACAATATTATTTTATTTGCTTTGAACTCATTTTTATAAAACTCCCGTGCCATGTCCACGGTTGGAAACACCCCATCTTCAGGGGTTGGATAATATGAGGTACGCTCCCCTTCGTTTACTGCGATAACTTTTAAGATAGTAACCATTTTAATTGTTTTTTACGTTAATGAACTCCATTAAATCCTTCATGCTCGTTTCTGTAAGTTGGCGCGTGTAGGTCTGTCCCAGCATACCAATAAACGGTTTGCCTTCCACGTGCATAATGCGCGATACATGGTCAACGTTGATAAATTCCACTTGTAATTCACCCTTAACTACGAATTCCAGTCTGATAAAATTTCCACTTTTCATAATTTTTCTTTTTAAAATTGTATATACTGTAATAACAAAAACACTTCTTTAATTGTTCAATGCTTCGACCATTTTTTTAAGCTCTCTGCGACTAATGGCAATACTGAAAAGATCCGTTAACTTCTCTGTGATTATCCAAGAGCCAGTAAGGTATTGGAAATATGCTTCGTTGTTGCTCGGGTTGTTTAGGTTCACCGTCTCACCCTTACTGGGTTTGTATTCTGCAAGGCTTGCAAGCGTTACCGCCGCTTCCTCGGGTGTGCCTAAGTGAACTACCATTACATACCTTTGGGTCTCGCGCGTCATTGCCTCAATGGTTATTTCCCCATTGGTATCAACCAACTTGCACATGCCCATACGGAAGGACTTTAATACGTCCGGCTTACCCTGGCTTGTAATCTGTGCAGATACGTTTACTACTGTGATTGCTAACACTGCTAATACTACTAATACTTTTTTCATAATCCTATTATTCTAAAACTGTTACAATTCTATCTAAACCCACAAACCAGTACGTTTCTGCCTTCTTCATTATTATGTCCGTATCTTTTAAAGCGGAGTTCTTCCACCCTAAGCACTTGGCGTCTATGATAACCTGGCGTGTGTTACTTGAGACATACCCCACGACTTCCACAATTGAAAACATATCAAATACTGGTTTGGTTACGCATTGTTCTTGCATTTCTCTTGGCAAAGCACCGAGTCTAACCAATACTCTCTTTCCTACTAATTCTTTCTGTTTCATAATCTTTAGTTTTTAAATTGTTATTATTTCCTTTTGACATTACAAATATACGGCAAATACTGATAGGTTGTATACTTCATTAACATCACTTAAGAAATAAATCCCATTTAGTTATTCTGTTAACAGTTAGTTAGCATTTGGGGGCTTTTACACCCCCTCTGTTATCACTCGTTAACAATACGCTCATATCCTCGTGTGCGCCCGATACCTGCGACGGTTTTTCCATTCGCCGCTCGCTGCCACCCTTGTACCTTAGACATGATAGCGGCTATCTCGCGGCTTTCCTTGGTCGTTACGCGCCCTACCTCCATCTCGAACACATCTGTAGCGATTTGCATAATAGACACGAAGTCCATCTTTTCCAGTGTAAAGTCTTCCGGGTCTACCTTCGATGCGTCGTACTCCCTAAAGTACATGCGCCTTTCATTCACATACATACGTCTCCAATCTGTCGGCACAAGCATATTCAAATACGCCTCGACTGATGCGGTACGGGGGTCTGCCTCGAAATGCTCTTCTCGTCCTTTCTCGGCGATTTCCTCGGCTTCACGGGATAACAGCGTACTCACTTTTCGGAAATACATTTGTACGGCTTCCGCCCATAACTGGTCTACGTAATCGTCGAACCCCTTCTCAAAGATAAGATGCGTATTGGCGTTCGCCTTGACCTTAACGGGCAAAAAGCGTCTACCGCCCGTATCGTCCTTTAGGAATTCGTCCCTATTCGTCGTCCCTATAAAGATACACTGCCGGGGAAAGTTCTTCGTAACACGTCCGTACGCTGGTCTGTAGCTGTCCTCTGTTTTGGAAACGAAGTTTTTCACGCCCTCAACTTCTGAACGTCTCATTGCTGACAACTCCGCGACCTCCAATATCCAGTTACCCTGCAACTGTTCAAACGCGCCCTTACCGTCCATGCTTGAAAGGCTATCGGAGAACCAGTGTTTACCCAGCTTTCGGATAAATGTGCTTTTTCCTGCGCCCTGCTCGGACTGCAACACTAACATGCTGTCGAACTTGCAGCCCTTTTGAAATATACGCTTAACCGCCCCTACCATCATAATTCGGAATGCTTCTCGGGTGTATATGTTATCCTCGGCACCCATGATGTGAATTAAAGCCTTATCAACTCTTTCGATACCATCCCATTTTAACTTGGTTAGATATTCCTGCACGGGGTGGAATGAGTTCATTTCCGCGGACAACGCTATAGCATCGTCTATCTTTGCGCTATTCGATATGCCGTAAACGTCCTCGATGTGTTTACGTATGCCCGAATAATCCACGTCCTGGAAGTCCAAAGAACTATCCTTTGTGCGCCACAAAGGTACGCGTGTAACAACCCGGCGCTCCTTGAAAAGGTCTCGTGCGATAAGCCCCTTTAAATTCGGGTCGTACTTCATGATTAGGCCCAAATTCTTTGCAGATGGTAGATACGCGCCGCGCTTATCCGTTTCGAGTTTTGCCATAGCGTCCTCGTATGTCGTTGCTACGTCGTCGTCGTCCGTCGCCTCTACTTCTATTACGTCGTCGAAGTCGTCCATAATCTCGCCAGCCTTAATCGCCAGCATTCGGGCACGTGCCGCCGCTACCTTTGCATCCTTGTTTACAAGTTCGTTCATAGCCTCTGTGGAGTTCTTTCTATCCGTACCCTTGTCCATCTTACCGAACTTATGTACACGTACAAGGTCGTAGGCGTTGAACACATGGTTACCCTGGATAGGGTCGTTGTTATGGAACGAATAGGCAAACATATCATTGAAGGTAATCATGCCGCCCGAGGTAGAACCGCCCGTATAAGTCCATCTATCGTCCTTGTCAGTCGGTTCGTACACATCCGATAGGTATTCCGCGATAGCCTCGCTAATCGTGTATGCCCTGCAAAAGTCGCCTACATTACCCTCTTTTAGCGTGGGGTCTTGTTGTTCTTTAGCAAGCGTCCGGGCTTCTCCCTTCTCGTCCTTGTGATATGCCCATTCGGTTGTATCGCTCCAATCGTCGTACATACCTAAATACTTTTGAACGTCCAAAGGGTTTTCGTTGAATGCCGAGTAATCTATAAACTCATATTCTACGTCTTTGGAAACCGATGGGAAAAACATACAGCGTTCGGGTTGAAAGGTGGTGCGGTCGTACAAGTCGATACCCGTCAACTCGGCAACCTTTCGGGCGATAGCTTCGTATTGCTCCCCGTCCACTGGTTCGGACAACGGGATAATTACGCGGTATCGGAACGTATTGGCTTTCGGGTTATGCTTGTGCGTTCCGTGAATGATACACGCACAATTAATAACAGCGTAGAACATTTCGGGAAAGTTCTTTTCTCCATAGTCAATATCAAGCGCCAGTATAGAGCGTTCCCCGACATTGTTTTTGTTTCTACGGCTGCCGAACAGCTCGCCACCCATGAATGCGCCTACGTCTTTAATTATACCCTGCTCGGCTTTGCTCGCGCTTATGAACTCGCGGTACGTCTCATCCGTAACGGTTGCCTTCGTCAGCTTCTCGGTTAACTCGTCCCACGAGTAGGAACGGTTTTTCCATGAAGTAGACTTAGCGCTGCTCGCGGTAGCGATTTTAAAAACCATTTTTCTCAATTCCATAATTTAATCTTTTTTGTAATATTCAGTAATATATCCTGCTGCTCTTAATGGTATGCCCTTTGCCCAACTCGGGGCGTTGCACATGGC